CCTGCTGCCAAGAAGCCTCCTATTGCAGCAATAGCTCTCTTTCTCCACCTATCCGCCTCATTAAGCAAGGGTTTTCTGGCTCCTTCAAGCCTTTGGCAAACCTCTTTTAGCTCACTACACGTCAGTTTCTTAGAGCTCTCTACTCCATACTCTGCGAGCAATGCCTTCTTATCCTGTGCATCTAATTCGTGCATCATTATATGCAACCACCTTATCATCTCTGCCTTTGTCTTCTGTCTTTTCATCTTGTTATTTGTTTTTATATGTTGTCTGTCCAATATTCCTCTGCTCCTTTGTCCCATATCACAAAATCTTTTCCTCCTTCTCCTTTCTCGCTGTCCTCATACCTCGTAGTCAAGAAAGCCTTGTAGCCCTCCACTCTTATCTTTATGTCTGAGTTATATCTTATATACTCCGCTATTGCCCCTTGTGGAGCATTGTTTTTCTCATGTGCCACAAATATGAATAGCTTGTTTGGGAAGTTCTTCATCAGTTTTATGTAGTCTTTTATGGTGAAGTCTGTCAAGTAATGCACAGAGTCTATCACCACCACCTCACTGCTCCGTCTCTTTGCAAGCCTACTCCACAGTTCTTTCACATCTTCTTTCTCTATCAGTACAAAACGACAGCCTGCCTCAATCATCTCGCACCTCTGCCAAGCTCTTTTGAACGAGAGGCTCAGCCCTTGTTCCAAGCTGTCGTAAGCTACTCTTTTGAATCCCGTCAGGTACTTGCATAGTTGCAACAGAAAGGTAGTCTTCCCACTTCCGCTCCCTCCATACACTATCCAGGAGCCTCTTAGCTCTGGACGACCAAACGATGCAAGCCACCGCCCGCTAAATGGTGCAGCCTCAAAGGTTGCACTCTCAATGTTCTTGTTGCTTATTGCTCTGCCCATTGCCTTATGCCTCCTCCTTGTCTTGCTCTTGCCTTGCTCTTTGCTGTTTTGTTGCATATATTCTGCGTTTCACCCTCCTCAAATCTCCCTCGCTCTCTTCCACTATTCTCTTTATCTCTTCGCTCTCTTCCACTCCGTTTGCCTTGCATACTCCCGCAATATCCGTTGCATTCACCTCTTGCAAAGGAATGAATTTCCTCCCGCAACGGCTATATATCTCCTTATATCCTTTCCTGTTCACCCTCACACCTTTCTTTATCCTCTTAGCTAAGAAGTCTGTGGCACTCAACACTATTCCGCACCTGTCTTCCAACTGGTTGTATAGGCTTATGAAGAAGTAAAGCACTTGGTCCGATAGTTTGTCCGCCTCATCAAGCACTATCAGGGGTCTGTCTTGCTTCTTCAGGTTGTAGATTATCTCTCTCATCATCTCTCCCACAGTGCAACCCACTCCGCTCAGTGCCATTTCTCTTGCCAACTCTTCCAAGAAGAGCTTGCGGTTCCAATACTCACTACAAGACAGCGAGTACACATTCTTATTCTGCGAGGTGTACGAAGCTATTGCTCCACTCTTTCCACTGCCTGCCTCTCCAATCACTGCAAACACCAAACTGCTCTGGCGTGCATCTTCCAACAGACCCACCATTCTCTTGTATCCTCTTGTGGCTACTATCTTCCATTGCTTTTCCTCCTCTCTTTCACCTCCACATACGCTGGCTATCTTCCTGAACATCTCATCTGTTACTAAATCCCAGTTCCCGTTCAGTATTTGGCTTATTGTGCCACTGCTCACTGCGTGCATACTCTTTGCTGCTTTGTTCTGGCTGCCTTTTCTCTGGCAGTAGTCTGCCAAGTGCTCTCTAATCGTTGCTTTCTCTCTCTGTGTCATCTTGTGTTTATTTTTTGGTTAATATAAATCCTCTATGTATTCTTCCTCTTCCTGCTCTTTTGTCTCAAAGTCCACTATCTTCACACTCTCTTGCACACTCTCTATCTCCTCTGTGCTTATCCTTTGGCTGTTTCTTCTATTTTTGTGTTGCCCCCGGCTGTCGCATAGCATCAGGCGTGAGAGTGTTGCATCTATCTTTCCTGCATTCTCTTCCAATAAACTCCGCGTTGCCTCTTGTGCTCCACATAGCACCTGGCTCACATGCGCCTCAAGGCTTTTGTTAAAGTCTATCACTCTTGCGTATTGTCTGCTGTCTTCCGGTGTTCTGTCTGCTATTGCCATTGGCTGAGTGTATTTCTCACAGAGCATAAAGCGTCTTTCTCCGCTCTTGCTCTGTGCCAACACACAGCTTAAATCCTCTGGGTCGTACTTTATCACCCAATCCTCGTAGCTGTATTTTCTGAAGTTCATATCCCAACAGTCATACACTTTCTTTTCTCCTCCTATTGTGCAAGCAATTCCATTGCCCTCCAATCTATTGGTTAGCATCTTGCCACCTCTTTCTCTCACAGAGCCAAAGTGTAGCAGATATTCTTCCGTGCTCAGTGGCAATCTCTGGCTCAGAGGCAATAAGTCAAACATCTCTTTGTAGCGGTCTATTTTCTTTGCTCTCTCTTCTTCTATTATTGAGGCTATCTGTCTTGCACACCCTTCCATATCCGGAAAGCTATGCCTGCACCTGTTCAGTGCATCAGAGTTCACCTGCCTATCTCTTTTAGATGTTATTCCATACCCTGACCAGTTCCCCTCTCTCTGGCAGTAGTCTTTGTTCAGCCTGTTAAAGTAAGGCTCTATCACCTTTGCCTTTGCATTGTGTGCTCTGGCGGGAGTCAAAATCCCAGCCACTGCCTTGTAATCTTCAGAGAGGTTTTTAATTGCATACCTGTCGCATTGCAACTGTCCCACTTTCATTCTCTGCCCAAAGAGCTCTGCGGTGTGATTTACTGCATTCCTTAGAGCCTTTCTTATCAACTCCGGTGTCTCTGCCTCCCCAATGGCATACCCTATAGGGTAGTTCACACAGGCGTCCAACACCACTACCACCGTCAGCCTGTTGTGATATGTCGTTACTCTGTGTCCTTTCTTATCTTCCTTTGTCTTCTGGTACAGCAACTCTGCGTCCCAGCCATCTGTTGTCCAATACATCATTGCCCCTTGGGGTCTCTGCCTTCTGCATTGCATTGTCTTTGTATTCCTGAATGCAGTTTCTCCTCTTCTTCCTGCATACGTTACTATATCCGTTTTCTCTCTCCACACTCCCACACAAGAGCCGGTTATTTCTTTCCAGCCCATGTTATTTGCTAAGATATTATAATATGTAGCTATCTGCTCATTGTCAAAGTTCCTCCTGTCTGCTATCATCTGAATAACCACACTCTCTTTCACATCGCTATCTATCTTCTTTGTGTTCCCATTCATATATTTGCCACTCACTAACACCTTATAACCACCTTTTAAATACTCATTAAACTTCCTTCTAAGACTTCTTGTATTCTCTGGCAAGCTGTGTTTTTTTTCTGCCTTTATCCTTCCCAATGCCTCTGCCACTCTTGCCCAAAACTCTCCTTTATTAGTCCCTCTATGGCTCTGCCTGCTCCTATGTGAAGCAGAGGCTTCCAATATCTCTCTACACCTATTCAGCAGTGAGGCATTTGCAGTGTATTCCTCTATCTTCTCTGCTGACAGGTGCCTTCCGTCTCCTAATATGTAAGCACAGAAATATTCTCTTGCCTCTGCATCTTCCTCCACACCCTCCATTAAGGGCTTTGCACTCTCTTTACAAGTGGGGTATTTCTCATATATAGCCTTGCGGTATTTCTCCGGAAAGCTATCCACCCCATACAATGCCTTCCTTCCATTGCCTCCCCTCTGCAAGCGTTCTATCTGCCCACGATTGCTCAGGTTACGCAGAGTAGTTACAGGTATTATTCCCTGCAAATCCTCCGCAGTGCAAGCCAATGTATTTCCTATATATTCCATTTCTTTTCTTATTCTCTTATTTCTCTGTTGCTCCGCCAGGGGAATCGAACCCCCACAAACGCTATCACCTGTCTGCAACCTTTGGCGGATACTTCCTTAGCGGAAGGGTTTTCGCGTAGACACCTTTATCTCTCCAACACCACGTCCTCCACCACAGGCTCATAGCCTATCTTCGTGCAATATCTCAGCATCTCCATTGTGTCTGTGAACTTGCCTATTGTGGCGTTGTTTTCATTTTTTATCTCTATATCAAAGCTCTCGTTATGATATACTATTCTGTACTCTTTCATTTCTTATTTCCTCCTTGTGTTTATTTGTTTGTTTATTTATTGATTATCAGTATTATTTTCATTACCACAATAGCCACCACTGCCACCGCTATTGATACTCCCACTATACACATCTCTTCATGTCTGTCTTTGTTCTTCTTTCTCTCGTGCTCTGTCATATTGTTTGTTTTTATTTTGTTTTATTCCTCGCAAGGCAGCTCCACACCTCCGCATTTCTTAGCCATCTCTCTTATCCTTGCCGCTCTTGGCGAGAGTGTTCTGTACTTTAAGGCGTCAAACACCGCTACGTCGCTTACGCCAAACACTCTCCTTATCTTTGCCCTTGTCTTAGGCGTTACTTTTATCCTTCTCTTTTCCATTTCTTTTTCCTCCTCTCTTTGTTATGATAATATCTCAATGCTCATCTGCTTTCCCACTGGCAAGCCTTTCACGCTCCCTATCCTCTTGGCACTCTCTCTGTAGCTCAGCAGCCACTGTGCAAAGAGTACATTGATGTA